ACCCGAGCGAGGTTCGACCGATGAAGTCCACCGAAATTTATGAAGCGCAATCCGACGTCCGATGGGGCGTCGAGGTGTTCGCGAAGGGCGACGAGGTGACCGGCGACGCGCTGATCGCGCTCCTCGCGTACGGCACCCGTTTCGTTGCTCTCAAGACCCCAACCCCAAAGGCCTCTGGCCCGACACCGAAGGAGGCCTGACATGGCCGGATTCCGAATCATCACCCCGAAAATCTCGATCGACGGTACCGACGTCAAGGGCATGTCCCGAACCGTCAGTGTCGAGCCGGGCGACCGTCTCAACTTCGTCGAGAACGAATGGACCTGCTCGCTCGAAATCGAGCTGGCATACGGTACTGGGCTCAGCCACACCGTGATTTCGGCGCTGCGTGACACCGTCGTGGAGATCATCCTCGCGCCGACTGATGCCACGGTCGCCGCTGAGAACCCTCACTGCACGTTCAACTCACGCATCCCGCCGATCCCGTTCATGATGGGCGCCGAGTACGGTTCGCGTCAGACGTTCACGCTGGAGCTGGTCAGCGAAGGCGAACCGGTCTTCACGACGTCGTGACCAAGGTCAACCTGGAGGCCGACCTCGCCGAACTGCGTCGCGCTTTGCGTGGCGTCGAGGGCGGCCTGCAAGACCTCAAGGCGACGCACAAGAAGGCGGCCGAGGTGGTCGTTGTCGATGCTGTGCCGCGCGCCCGCCGCAAGACCGGGGCTATGGCCAAATCGATCCGTGCCGCTGGCCAGGCAAAGCGGGGTGTGGTTCGCGTCGGCTTCGCTCGACTGCCGTATGTGCCCGTCCAATACTACGGATGGCCGAAGCGCAACATCACACCGAACCCGTTCCTCGAAGATGCGGCCAGCGCTCGGCTCAACGACATCTACGAGGTTTACGAGGATGGGATCGACAAGGTCACGAAGAAGCACGGCCTCACCTGAGGCCGTCACAACAACAGGGAGAACACCACATGAAAATCAAGTACGGCCAAGCGCTCATCGACGGCAAAGTCATCGAGCACATCATCACACCATCGGTCACGAAGCGACTCGAGAAAGACCTCAAGTTGAAGATTGGGCCGGACGACACTGGCGACACCGAATCATCGATGATGATCTGGATGGCGTTTCAGGCTGCCGGCGTTCACGCACCCTCCTTTGAAGCGTGGATCGAAACGGTCACCGCAACCGATATCCGAGTTGAGGAAGTCCCTTTGGGCACAGAGAACTCAGAGACTCCTCCCTCTGGTGCGCCGTTGCAGTCGCCATCGAATCCGGTCACGGACTGAGCCTCGCCGACCTTGAGGACCCGTGGGTGCTTGAAGTCGCTATCGAGTACCTGAACGATCGGGCCGAGCGCAGCAAGAAGAAGTGACGAAGGGGGCGAGTATGGCAAAGAACGTGACCGTCAACATTCTTGGCGACAACAAGGATCTGCTGAGGAAGCTCGGCCAGTCCGACAGCAAGCTCGGCGCGTTCGCTACAAACGTTGGCAAGGTGGCTATCGCTGCCGGTACCGCAATCGCTGCCGCTGGCGCTGCTGGCGCGGTCAAGTCGATTGCTGCGTTTGCCGAGTTTGAAGGCTCGATGAATGAGGTGTTCACGTTGCTGCCCGGCATCTCCGAGTCGGCGATGTCGGAGATGTCGGGACAGGTCAAGAACTTCTCCAAGGAGTTCGGCGTCCTGCCCGACGAGGTTGTTCCGGCGCTGTATCAGGCTTTGTCGGCTGGCGTCCCGAAGGACAACGTGTTCGAGTTCATGGAGACGGCGCAGATGGCAGCCAAGGGCGGCGTCACTGATCTGTCGACGGCGGTCGACGGTATCTCGTCGGTCGTGAACGCTTACGGCGATGATGTTGTGAATGGCGCCAAGGCGTCGGACCTGATGTTCACGGCGGTCCGTTTGGGTAAGACGACGTTCGAGGAACTGTCTTCGTCGCTGTCCAATGTGACGCCAATCGCTTCGGGGCTCGGTGTCAAGTTTGAGGACGTGTCTGCTGGCCTCGCTGCGATGACTGCGAAGGGCACGCCGACCGCTCAGGCCACGACGCAGCTTCGTTCGCTGTTCGTTGATCTGTCGAAGGCTGGCGGCAAGACCGCCGAGGTGTTCGAGAAGACGGCCGGTCAGTCGTTCCAAGAGTTCATCGCCGCTGGCGGCGACACGGCCGGCGCTCTTGACATCATGAAGACCGCCGCCGAGGACTCCGGCGTCCAGATTCAAGACCTGTTCGGGTCGGTCGAGGCCGGCTCCGCCGCGCTGTCGCTGTCGTCGGACGACACGTTCGCCAACAACATCGACGAGATGGGCAACTCGGCCGGCGCCACGGAGAAGGCGTTCGACCAGATGATGACCGGGCTGGGCCCGATCTTCGACAGGTTCAAAGCGAACCTTCAGGTCTTCATGATCACGGTCGGCGAGAAGCTGGCACCGCTGGTCGAGAGAGCGATGGAGCGCGCCGAAGATGCGTTCGCTGTGGTCAGCCAGTTCGTTCGGGACAACTGGCCGCAGGTGCGTGAAACGATCGCCGACGTCATGGACTACGTGAGAGACACTGTCGTCCCGATTGCTGAGACTGCGTTCGATGCGGTCGTGGGCGCGGCGCGTACGGTGGTCGACTTCTTCACCGACAACTGGGACACGATCAGGGACTCGATCGAGGGCGCGTTCCAGTGGATGCTGGACAATAAAGCGGTCGTGGCTGGTGCGTTCGTCGCTGTTGGCGTCGCTATCGCTACGTTGCTTGTTCCTCCGATGATCGCTGCTGCTGCTGCTTCGATCGCTGCTGCTGCCCCGTTGTATCTGCTGGTCGCTGCTGCTGCGGCGGTCGGTGCTGGGCTCGTCTACGCCTATCAGAACTTCGAGGGGTTCCGCACGGTTGTGGATGCGGTCGCCGCGTTCATGGTCGATGTGGTGTGGCCGAAGATCCAGGGGTTCGCCAAGTTCATTGCTGACGCATTCATGGCGCTCGTCGGGTTCGTCCAAACCCATTGGGGCACCATCAGCACGGTGATCAGCACGGTGATCGAGACGGTGAAGACCGTGATCGAAACGACCGTTGGGGTCATCATGACGTTATGGGACACGTTCGGTCAGACGATGATCGACTACGTCACGACGGCCTGGGGCACCATCAGCACGGTGATCAGCACGGTGATCGAGACGGTGAAGACCGTGATCGAAACGACCGTTGGGGTCATCATGACATTATGGGACACGTTCGGTCAGACGATGATCGACTACGTCACGACGGCCTGGGATGCTATCAAGCTGGTCATCGGCGGCGCTATCAACGTGGTGAAAGGCGTCATCGAAACGGTGACTTCGCTCATCAAGGGCGACTGGGATGGCGTGTGGGCCGGCATCAAGTTGACCGTTTCGGGCGTATGGGATGGCATCAAGGGGCTCGTCGATCTTGCGGTGAACTCGGTGAAGACGACGATCACCACAGTCACCGACGCGATCAAGCTGGCATGGGAAACCGTGTGGGGCAGTGTCGAGACGTTCGTGTTCGATACGTGGGAGAGCATCAAGACGTTCGTGTCTGACGGCATCGACGATGTGATCGGGTTCATCACTGGTATGCCGACGTCGATTGCGTCCGGTGTTTCCGGCGCTTTCGATTCGATCTACGACGGGTTCAAGAGCGTGATCAACAAAGTCATCGACGCCTGGAACGGCCTGTCGCTTGGCCCGTTCACGATCCCCGGTTTTGACTCTGGCATCCCCGGTGTGCCGAGCTTCGGTGGGATGACGCTCGGGCCGTACGGTCCGCCGAACATCCCGAGGTTGCACACCGGTGGCTTCGTCGGCAACCCGAGCGGGCCTCGTCGCGATGTGCCGATCATGGCGCAGCAGGGCGAGTTCGTGCTGTCGTCGAACGACGTGACGAAGCTGATGTCGGGCGGTGGCGGCGGCGGTCGTACTCCGGTCCATATTCATCTGATGGATGGCGTGACGGTTCGTGGCATGTTCGATGAGCGCGACGCCGAGCTGTTGGCCGGTTTGGAAGCGGGGCTGCGATGACCACAACGGTGCTGAGGCCGAACTCGACGGTTGCTTTGGGCGGGTGGGTCGTTGGCGGCGACAGTCGGCATGAGGCAACATCCGACGACTCGGACGCATCCTACGTCAGCCTCACGTCAAGCGAACGTTTCAGGCTCGGGCTGACCACGAAGTCGCTGGCTGCTGGCGAGATCACCAAGTCGGCATCAGTTGGCGTTCGGCTGCGTCAATCTGGCTCGGTGATTGCGAAGCTGATCCGGCCATCGCCGTTCAGTGTCCTCATCTCGGAGACCTTCGCAAGTGCGGCCAGCGCTGCAACGTTGACAACCCAACCGCTGTCCATCGGCTACTCGCAGGGCGACATTGACGCTCTGCAGGTCGAAGTCGAATGGTTGACTTCGACCACGCAGACTTTGGAACTGTACGTCAATCTGGTCACGGTTGCTAAGCCGGTCACGGCGGTCGACGCCGTCACTCCTGACCCGTACACGACTTCGACGTCGGTCCCGATCGCGTGGACGAACACGCTCGACGCTGACGGGGGCGAGCAGACTCACTACGAGTGGAAGGTGTTCACGGACGCGCAGTATGGTGCCGGCGGTTTCGATCCTGACACGTCGACTCCGACTGCAACTTCAGGTGAGGTTGTTTCGGCGTCAACGTCGGCAACCCTTGCGCCTGTCGTCAGCGGCGACACCTACCGCGCCTACGTTCGTGTGGCGCAAACGGTCAACGGCGTAAACCACTGGTCGGCATGGGCGTTCGACCAGTTCGATCTCGACGTCGACACCTCCGACGTCGACACGGTCACCGCTGCGGCCAACAACGCTGCAGGGAAGATCGCTGTCACCGTTGCACGCGTCGACGCTTCCGAGGCGTGGGAGTTGGTCGAGGTGGAACGGTCGATCGATGCGGGCGTGACGTTTGCACCGGTTCGCTACGCCACGCTCGTCGACGCGACAGGCAGCGCGGACTCGTTCGCGGTCGACGACTACGAGGTGCCGGGTGGTCAGGCTGTCATCTACCGAGCGCGAGCCACCTACTACAGCGCTGGTCTGCCGATCACTGGTGCATGGACAGAGTCGTCGTCCACGTCATGGACGACAGTCAACCGAGCGGAATGGTTGAAGGATCCGCAGAACCCGTCACTCAACTTGACGATTGAGTCGGTCGGCTTCGACCAGCAGCAGCGCTCGTCACGTGCGGGCGTGTTCTTCCCGCTCGGCAGCGATGAGGCGATCGTGGTGTCTGATGTTCTGACCGCACCATCGGGGACGTTGACGGTTCGTGTCACCGGCAGCACCGAGGCGCTCGCGCTGGATGCGATACTCGAGAACGCTGGAACGCTGCTGCTCAATCTGCTGCCCCGGTCCCTCTTCGGGCCTCGGCGTGACGGCTTCCAGTACATCGGCGGGCTGTCGACGTCTGAGTCGTGGGAAACACAGTACTACATCGGCATCGGCACCGAGGATGCGGAGGACCGTCTGGTCACGATCCAGTTCGTGCGCTCCACGACGCCAGCCGATCCGACCGCCGGGTCGCTCTGATGCGTGAGGTGGTCGCGTTCGGCGACATCGACTACACGAACGCGGTCTTCGGGGCGACAGACGATGCACGAGAGCTGAGTGTTGCGATCGATGCGGCGTTCGACAGGATCATCGCCACCTCCCACCAGTTGGCGACACGCGCCGATGTGCTGCTCGACCGGGCTGTGATCGCTGAGGGCATCCAGGTGACGGGCGGTCAGGTCACCTCTGACCGGGACCAGTCAATCCAGTCGTCGTGCATCGTGACGATCTCCGACCCGCTACGTGTCCCTGTCGCCGCTGACGACATCCTCACGCCGTACGGCTACGAATTGAGGCTGTGGCGTGGCGTGGCGGTTGCTGGCGGGCAGATCATGGCACCGCAAGGTGTGTTCCCGATCCAAAGGTCGAGCGTCGATGGTGTGACGCTGCTGTCCTCGATCACCGCACAGGACCGCTCAAAAACGGTCAGTGACGCGATCTTCGAAGACACCTACCAGATCGCCGCCGGCACCAACTATGCGACCGCCATCGAGGCGCTCATTGAGGACGGCGCGCCGGGGTTCACGTTCCTCTTCCCGTCCACGACGTTCACGACCCCGATCCTCACGTTCGGACCTGATGAAAACCGGTGGGCTGAGGTGCAGCGCATGGCCCGCTCGATCGGCAACGAAATCTTCTTCGACGGTTTGGGTCGATGCGTGATGCGCCCAGAGCCGACCTTCACGAGCGAACCGGTCGGCGAGATCGCAGAGGGGTCGAACATGCTGGGAGTGGTGGTCGATCTGGATCGTGGGCCAGCGTTCAACAAGGTCATAGCCACGTCATCGAACTCGTCGCTCACCGCACCGGTGACAGGTTCCGCCACCGACAACGACCCGTCGAGCCCCACCCAGTACGGGCCCCGATTCGGGCGCAAAGCACGCCGGTTCTCGTCGCCGTTCCTCACGACCGTCGCACAATGCAACTCGGCTGCGGCAGCGATCCTGGCATCGAACCTCGGTGTTGCTCGAAGCATCAACGCCACCGTGGTCACCGACCCGCGCCGTGAGGTGTCCGACGTGATCACCGTGAAACGCGAAGCGCTGGGGCTGAACAATGAGCTCCACATCGTGGACCGCATGACGCTCGGGCTTGGTTCCACCGAGTCGATGACCGCATCGGTGCGGGCGCAGCAGGTGCCGTCATGAGTCGGACCGCAAGGGTGATCCTGTCGAAGAACCCTGACCGCAGGCAACGTCTCGTCTACGGCGTCATGGCGTCGGCAACGACCGTGTTCATCGAGGGCAGCACGGTCGCCGTGACGGTCCCGCGACTCTCATCGGCCGGGACGCTCGCCGCTGACGATCATGTGGCGTTGCAAAAGTTCGGCACTGACACTCTGATCATCGGCAGGGTTGGGTCTGGCGGGCCGACTGCGTTGCAAACCATGTTTGGCAATCTGTCGACGAGCCGATGGACAAGTCGCACATCGGCCGCTGACAACGACTGGCTCAGTGTTGCTTGGGCACCCGAACTCGGCCTGTTTGCTGCCGTCGCGAACACCGGTACAGGCAACCGTGTGATGACGTCACCTGACGGAATCACATGGACAA